ATAATCTTATTCTAGATTTAGAACAAGGTTCAGGGTATGTAGAAGCATTGAAGGTTAATATAACCAACTTACAAGAGTTACTAGATACTGGTAAAGAAATAAAGAAGCAAGGGCAACCTTATAAATATGTTACAGTAGATACCGTAACAGCTTTAGAAACCATGGTAATGCCTTTAGCTGTAAAACTTTATAGACAAACACCTATGGGTAAAGGATATCAAGGAGATAATGTAGTCACATTACCTAATGGTGCTGGGTATTTATATATGAGACAAGCATTTTTTCAAGTGTTAGATTTTATAGATACTTTAGCTCCACATGTTATACTTTCAGGACATATCAAGGATAAAGTTGTAGATGATAAAGGCTCAATGGTTATGTCAGCTAATATTGATTTGACAGGTAAAATTAAGTCTCTTATATGTGCTAATGCAGATGCAATTGGTTACATGTATAGAAAAGATAATCAGACAATAATTAACTTTAATAATAATGATGGAGTTACTTGCGGTGCAAGACCTGATCATTTAAGAAATAAAGAAGTGATTATATCTGAGATGGATAAAAAAGGTGAGATAAAGACTCATTGGAATAAAGTATATATTGATTAATTAATAACAAAAACAAAAGTAAAATGGCGTTAAGTACAAAAGACCTACAAGGAGGTGCATCGGTCAAAAAAACAATTGCACCAGGAAAGCATACACTAAAAGTTAATAGTGTTGAATTGGAATCATTTAGATTTAAAGAAGATGCTTATCACTTGATATTAAATTTAGAGACAGAACCGCTTAAAGATTTTGAGGGCTTTCTTATAGATGTAAATGATTCAAGTAAAGGTACTTACAAGGGTCAAGTTGGAAAAGTAAAGACTAGTAGATATGCATATGCAGATGGAGAAACACCATCAGGTATTAAAATTAATAGAGATAGATCTATATTAATGTTTCTAAAAGGTTTTTGCCAAACTCTTGCTATGTCAGAAGAAGGTAAAACTTTTAAAACTTGGTTCACTGATCAAGATGGAAAATATGAAAATATAGAGGCTTTTGTTGAAGCATTTAATGCTGAAATACAAAAAAATGAATCTATATATTTAGATTTTTGTGTAGGCGGCAAAGAGTATGAAAATAAAAGTGGTTATATAAATTATGATCTATTTTTAGTTAAGCCTATGAATGGAAAATATCCATATAGTGCAGTTGATTCAACTAAATTAGTAGACTATGATGAAAAAAATCCTTATCATTTAATTATTCTTAAAGTAAAAGATGTTGAATCTTTTGGAGATGACGATACATTAAATATTAAAAGTGATGCATCTAATGATTTCAGTCTAGATTAATTGAAATTAATTTAAAATAAAGGGAGTCATTAAACAGGCTCCCTTTTTTATTAATTTTATATTTATGATTAAAACTAAAAATTTAATTGCAACAATAGAAGAAGTTCCAACAGAATGGATATTTGAATATTATCTAAATCTTAGTGAGAAACTTTTAGGTCAAGATGTAAAAATTAAATCTGTGTTTAATCCAAGAGAAAGAACACCTTCAATGTTTATATGTTTTGATTCTGTAAAAAATGTTTATTACTTTAAAGACTATTCAAGCGGTAATGGTGGTGATTCAATTAAACTAGTCATGCTTCTTTTTGATGCTCAGTATTGGAAAGCAAAGTTAAAAATTATTCAAGACTATAATGAATACACACTAAATACTAAGTATACCCCTCTTAAAGAATTTAAAGTTTATAATAAATACCAAGTCAATGATTATGAAATTAGACACTGGACTAATTTTGATCAGAACTATTGGAGTATGTATAAAATAAATTCTAGATTACTTGAAGCTTATAATGTTTCTCCTCTAACTTATTACACTATGAGTAAAGAAGAAGACGGTAAGAAAAAAGTAATTAAGATTGAGGGTAGAAATATCTACGGGTACTTCAAAGATGATGGAACATTGTATAAAATATATCAACCTAAAGTAAAAAAGAAAAAGTTTATAAAAGTAAAGAATTATATACAAGGATCTGAACAACTTAAATATAATAAAGAGTTTCTTATTATATGTTCATCTCTCAAAGATATGCTTGCATTTAATAAGCTTAAAATTACTAATGGAGAATGTATTGCACCAGATAGTGAAAATACTTTAATACCAGAAGCTGCATTAAAGAAAATCACTGAAAAATATAATGATGTATGTGTTGTATTTGATAATGATGAGGCAGGAATAAAATCTATGAAAAAGTATCAAGATAAGTTTAATTTTAAATATGCTATCTTAGATCTTGAAAAAGATATATCAGACTCTGTTAAGAAATATGGTATTGATAAAACAAGAGATACACTTTTTAAACTTTTAAAATTACAACTTAGACCTAATGAAACAACAACTTAAAAATAAAATTAAACATACTTTAGAATGCTGGAAGTATGAAGGTTTAGAATTTACTGAAGAGATGATTCCAAAAGATGCTGTAGGATTTGTATATGAAATGAGCACAGTTCTTAATGGTAAATTTGTAAAATATATAGGTAAGAAAAACTTTTGTAGTAATGTCAAAACTAAATTAGGTAAGAAAGAAATGCCTACTGATAAAAGAAAGAAGACATATAAAAGAGTAAAAAGGTACAACTATCAAAAATACTTTAGTAGTAATGAAGTATTAAAACAAGCAAAGAAAGATGGTTATCCCATTAAAAGAGAAATACTTTGTATTTGTAATAGCAAGCTTCAATTATCTTATATGGAAGCAAGACAACAATTTTTATGTGATGTGTTAGTTAAAGATGAATATCTAAACGGTAATATATTAGGTAAATTTTATAAAGGAAGAATATGACAAAAAACAAATCTGACTCTCTAGCAAAAGCTAGTAAAGAGTTAATGATGATTGAACCTTTTTATGGGTTCTTTCTAATTATGCTAAATAAAATTTGGACAAAAACACAAGTTCCTACTGCAGGAGTTTGTAAGAATGGTATCAACTACCAATTATGTATTAATGAAGATTTCTGGGAATCTCTAGATAAAAAGAAAGAGTTAGGTATATTAAAACATGAATTACTTCATATAGCATTTAATCATCTTACTCATTTTTATTTTCCTGATAAAAGATTAGCAAATATTGCTATGGACATGGAAATCAATCAGTATATTGATAAGAACTGGTTACCAGAAGATGGTATATTTATTGAAAACTATGATGATCTTGAATTAGAGTATAAAGCAGGATGTAAATATTACTATGAAAAACTTCAGCAAGCTAAAGAAGAAAAAAAACAAAATGGTACAAGCGGTTGTGAAGAGTTTGATAGATTGTGTGATCAGCTTGACGGAGGAGAAGATCCTGTTAAAAACCATGATATGTGGAAAGACTTTCAAGATTTATCTGAGACAGAAAAAAAGCTTATTGAAAAGCAGATAAAAAGAGTTCTTACTCAAGCTTCTGATATGGCTGAATCAAAGTCTAGAGGTTGTACTCCTGGAGAGATCAAAGATCTTATTAAAGTAGATGAGGTACTTCCACCTAAGTTTGATTGGAAGAATTATGTAAGACGTTTCTCAGGAACTTCTTCTAGAGTATTTACTAGAAAGCTTAGAAGGAAAGAGAATAGAAAGTTTGAAGATAACCCTGGTCTTAAAATTAAGATGAAGAAGCATGTCTTGCTAGCTATTGATACTTCAGGTTCTGTATCTAATGAAGAGGTAAAAGAGTTTATGGGTGAGATGAAACATATTCATAAAACAGGAGTAGCTATGACACTAGCTCAGTGTGATACTTCTATAAGAAAGATAGAAGAATATAACGGTAGTAATGAATTAAATATTGAAGGAAGAGGTGGAACTGAGTTTGACCCTATTCTAGATTATTTTAATGCAAACTTAAGAAAATATACAAGTCTTATATATTTCACTGATGGAGAATGCTATACTAGTGTAAAACCCCAAGCACCTGTGCTATGGGTACTATCTGAATGCTCAAGCATGAATGATAAACTACCAGGAAAGGTAATTAAATTAGAGTTATAATTAAAAAAAAAGAAAAAAGATGAGTGGTACTCAATTGAACACAAATGAATTAAAAACATTCTTAAAACATATTACTAAGAATAATAAAGAAATTCAAGAAGACGGGAAAATTCCCGTAGCTGTAAACATAGAAGGTGACGCAGGTCTAGGTAAAACTTCTGCTATAATGCAATTAGGTCAAGAACTTAATATGCATGTTGTAAAGATTAACTTATCACAGATAGAAGAGATAGGTGATCTTGTTGGATTTCCTGTAAAAGAATTCCAAATACAAAACAAAGAAGGTAAAACTA